CCCTCTTGTTGTTAATGGCTATTCGCTATGGGATATTATCAACCCCCCATATGATTTAGATAATCTTGCACATCTTTATGACCAAAGTTCTATCCACTATGCAGCTATTAACGCCCGTGTGATGAATACTGTTGGTCTTGGGTATGAATTCCAAGAAACATTAAAAGCCAAAAGAAGGATTGAAAGAGTTCAAGATGACAAGGTAAAACTTGAAAAGATGAGACGACAAATGCAAGATCTCAAAGAAGAACTAGATGACGCTTTTGAAGATTTAAATATTGAAGAAACTTTAATTGAAACTATGGTTCGTGTTTGGCAAGATGTTCTTACAATTGGTAATGGCTATCTAGAGATTGGTCGCAACAACGCTGGAAAGATTGGCTATATTGGTCATATTCCTGGAACTATGGTTCGGGTTCGTAGAAAAAGAGATGGCTTTGTTCAAATTTCTAGAAGCAATAAGATTCAAGCAGTTTTCTTTAGGAACTTTCAAGACTTAGAGATGGATGATCCAATTAATATGGATCCCAACCCTAATGAGATTATTCATTTCAAGATGTATTCACCAAACAATACTTACTATGGGATCCCAGCAGCAGTTTCTGCTGCCGCAGCCATAATTGGAGATAAGTTTGCTAAAGAATATAACATTGACTATTTTGAGAATAAAGCGATTCCTCGTTATGCAATCATTCTTAAAGGCGCAAAGATAAGTCAGCGTTCAAAGCAGGAGCTTGTTAATTATTTCAGGAATGAAGTTAAAGGTCGTAATCATGGCACTTTGATTATTCCTCTTCCTGCTTCTATTGGTTCTGATACCGATATCAAGTTTGAAAAACTAGAAGCCGGAATTCAAGATTCATCTTTTGACAAATACCGTAAATCAAACCGTGATGAGATACTTGTTGCAAACAGGGTTCCTGCTCCTAAAGTTGGAGTTTATGACAATGCAAACTTAGCTGTATCACGAGATGCTGATAAGACATTTAAGATGCAAGTTATTGGGCCAGATCAGGCGGTTATTGAAAAGAAGCTCAACCGTCTTGTAAAAGAATTTACAGACCTTTTGTCTTTTAAACTCAATAAGATTGATCTTATGGATGAGGATATGGAATCAAGAATCTACGATAGATATCTTAGAACTGAAGTTATTTCTCCAAATGAAGTTAGAACAAAGGTTGGATTGCCAGAACGTAAAGATGGTGATGAAGTTTTACCTTTCCCTACAAAAATTAAAAAGGAAGGATCAGGAGCGCCAGTTGGTAATTCCAACAATGCTTCATCAATTCCACCAAAATCTAGATCAGATGCTGGCTCAACACCAACCGGTGTTCAAGGCAGTGGTGATCAAAAAGAAAGAGGTCAGAGTCAAGACTCTGGCGATAATATAGATACCGTCAAGGTATTTGAAGGAGAAAAAAATGAGTAGTATTGTATATACAACAACAGCTATCGCAAGCACAGACGGTGAGGTGTCAATCGGACATCATACTGATTATTTGTTTGTATGGAATAAAAGCAACACAACAAGTGCGATTATTGAATTGAACGGAAGACACCAAGTTCTTATCCCTCATGCACCAGATGATGGCAGTCATATGTATCACAAAATCCCGGGCGACTATACAAAAATTAAAATCATTACAGCCGGTGTTAGCTTTTCAGCTTACGCAGTTGGCTAATTATACAAATAATGGTGTATAATTTAAAATTACGAGGTAATCATGGAAAACTTTAATTTATCTTTCCCAATTGATATGATTAAGAGAGAAGAAAGAATTGTTAGCGGTATTGCTACTGCTGACAACATTGATAAATCTGGTGATATTGTTGAATTTAGTGCTTCATTAGAAGCATTTAAAAACTGGGGTGGCAACATCCGTGAGATGCATGCACCGATTGCTGTAGGTAAGTCGGTAGGGTTTGAGCCTATTGAAATTACCGCAGAAGACGGAACTACATATAACGCAATCAAAGTGCACGCATACATCTCAAGAGGCGCTCAAGATACTTGGGAAAAAGTGCTTGATGGAACTTTGAAGGCTTTCTCAATTGGTGGAAAGATTATGGAAAAAGTTGAATCCGCTGAAAAGATGTTCCGTGGAAAACCAGTTAATGTTATTAAAAAATACATGCTTGGTGAACTAAGCCTTGTTGATAATCCCGCTAATGCTTTGGCAATTGTTGACATTATCAAAATGGATGTTGATGGAAATCTTGATTACATTTTGGATGTTATTGAAGACATTGATTTCGAAAAAGCAAAACAACCCCTTAAAGACCCCAAAGGTGGTCTTACTGCTGCAGGTCGTAGACACTTCAAAGAAACTGAGGGGGCAAATCTTAAGCCCGGAGTACGAGGTGCAGCAGATACGCCAGATAAAATGCGCAGAAAAGGTTCATTCCTGACTCGCTTCTTTACAAACCCATCTGGCCCAATGAAAGATCCAAAAGGTAGACCAACAAGGCTTGCGCTTTCAGCCGCAGCTTGGGGAGAGCCAGTACCGCAGAACGCACAGGATGCAGCAGAACTTGCTGCAAAAGGTCGTAGACTTCTTGAACGCTATCAGAATACTAAAGAAAAAAGTATGAAGAAGGAAGGGGAAGTCACATCTGAGAATATGGGTTCGGGAATTAAAAATCCAACACAAGGAAGTTTTAAAACCCCAACACAACCCCAGAAAAAGAAAAAGGAAAAAGATGAAATGATGACAAATAAATCTGTAGATGATACAGAATTAATCGAAACACAGGATAACTTATTGCAAAATGATGTAAACTGTGATATGGTCTTAGACATGAATGAACAAGAAATAAATAGACTCTCTCTTCTTAAGAGAATGGTTAATTGGCTTGTTCCAGATGTTCAAGAAAATACTTCAACAATAGATATAGTTGAAGTTAATCAAAACACACAGGAGGAACATATGGATATTGAAGTCCTTAAAGATGCTCTGAGTTCTGTTGTTGACGACAAGTTGGCTAACTTCGCTACTTCCATCAAGGAAGAAATTGAAGTATCGCTGAACGATAAAATCGACAATATTACAAAGGGATTTGAAGCCAGCACTGCTGAGCTTCAAGAAAAACTAGAAGCCGCAGAAAAGGCTCTCTCTGAAACAGAAGAGCAAGTTAGCAAGTTTGCTGACGCTGGTGCTATCAAAAAAAGTGTTGACCCAGAAGATGATGAAGAAGAAGAGGCTATTGCCAAGTCTGCTCCAAAGTCTATCTGGAACAATATATATTTACCACAGAGCGTAATTAACGCCCTTGGGTACGAGTCATAAAAGGAGAATACAACATGGCATCACAAGAAGAAATTCTATCAAAAGCTGACGAAGTAACAACCGGAGTGGTTGGCAACGATTCAGGCGGTCTGTTAAAGCCAGCCCAGTCAAATCGTTTCCTTGACTTTGTTATTGATCAGTCTGTCCTCATGCAGAACGCAAGAGTCGTTCGCATGCGCACACCACAAATGGAAATCGATAAGGTTTCCATTGGCACTCGCTTGCTTTCAAAGGCAACCGAGGCAACAGATGACGGCGCAAACGCCGCTGTCTCATTCACAAAGGTGTCAATCAGCACCGTGAAGTTGCGTCTTGATTGGGCAGTTTCGACTGAATCACTTGAGGACAACATTGAAGGTGCTTCACTTGAAGATCACATCGCTCAGGTTATGGCTCGTCAGACAGCTAACGACCTTGACGACTTGTTCATCAATGGTAATACATCTTCTAACAATGGTCTTATTAAGGCCCTTGATGGTTTCGTAAAGCTTGCTAAGGCAAACGGTCGTGTAGTTGATGAGGCTGGTAATCAGGTTTCAAGAGCTACTTATGATCGCATCCTTCGTTCATTGCCAACTAAGTATCTCCAGCGCAGAAATGAACTGGCTTTCTTTTCTGGTTCTGGAATGGTACAAGATACAATCTATAGCTTGAGCAATCCAAACTCCGCAACTTCTGCAACTGCAGGTGCTGCATCTCCAGGTTCAACAACTGGTGACGCTGCTTACTTGCAGGGTTCAATGCGTGGAAACGGTGGTGCTGGTTCAACTGGTCTTTCACCATACGGTATTCCGTTGGTTGAAATTCCTTTGATGCCAGAAACCCTCGCTGGTGACTACTCAGGTACAGCCGGTTCACACGGTCATATTGAATTGACTTTCCCTAACAATAGAATCATCGGTATCTACCGTGACATTACTGTTTATCGTCAGTTCAAGCCAAAGACGGACACCATTGAGTACACTCAGTTTATGAGAGTCGGTTCAAACATCGAAAACGCTGATTCATATGTAATCGGTAAGAATATTAAGCTTCGCAGCCTTTAATATTTAATTTAAAAAATTATGCAAGGTGGAGGGTGAAATATCCCTCCATCTCGCATTTTATATAAGGATATGGTAATCTATTAACTATGAGTGATAATGTTATTAAAAGCACAGATGTAACTTCTGCAAAAACAGAAA